CTGGCGTTCTGTGCCGTGGTGGTTCTTGGTCTTTGGGTGGGTAAACAACTGGATGGCGGGATCGGTGATATCTTCGATCCGTGGCAGTAGGGCGATCTGATGTGGGCGAGAAAAAGAAATACACAAAGATCTACAAGCCAGCGGATTTCAAGCCCGAAACACATTTCCCCGACGACTGGAAGGTAACACACCTTCAGGGCAGGCCGCGTTGCCCGGCATGGTCAGGCCAGAAGGCTGCGCAGTGCGGGCAATTGGCAGGGTCCGGAACCAAGCGCAAGGAAGAAGTTGGTGCCTGTTGTAGTTATCACGGCGGGGCCAGCAATGGAGCGCCGAAGGGTAGCAAGAATGCAGCTGACCCGTCGAAACCGTACAGCACATACATCAGCTTGAGGCAGCTTGAGGAAATCAAGCAGCTTGAGGGGGTAAGCGATGTTGATATCGCCGACATGCTGACAAAGATCGCCGCTGCAAAAGTGATCAACATGGCGTCGGGTGAAGATCAGAGTTCTGCCGCACTGCTGGCCGCAATCGCCAGCACAGATCGCGCCCTGCGCAGCAAGAAGCGGATCGAAATCGACGACCTGAAGATTGCTGAAATGCGAGAACGTCAAGGCAAGAACAGCGAAGAAGACAAGGACGCCTCTAAGCGAGAACGAGCCAAAGCCGCAGTTGATGACGTCAACGCGATGTTTAGTGAAAAAGGATAGGGCAGGCGATGTCATCCGGATATCTGTCACCGATCCTGCCATTAACGCGCAAAGCCGCGATCCTGTTCTACAAGCGGAAACTGGCCGAAGCTGGGGCGAAGTCGCCGGAACATCTGCGACTGGCGAAACGCTGGCTGTGTCGCAACGATCTGTTCTTCCTGCTGGTCTATGCCTGCAAGCGCAAGGACGTAAACAGGGCATGGCTGTTCAATCGTTGCCGTGAAGTTCAGGCAGACCCGAATGGGTGCCTCGATCTCTGGGCGCGTGATCATTACAAATCGACGATCATCACGTTTGGGATGTCGATCCTTGATATTCTTGCCAGTCACGGCAACAACCCGGAGCCGAGATACAACGGGCGCGAAGTCACCATCGGGATATTCAGTCACACGCATGCCATTGCTGCGGATTTCCTGAAGCAGATTAAGCAGGAGTTCGAAAAGAACACTGATCTTAAAGCGCTATTTCCAGAAATCCTGTGGTCACGTCCCAGTCAGGCCCAGCAATGGTCTGTAAATGGCGGGATCACCGTTAAACGGGCATCGAACCCGAAAGAAGCAACTGTCGAAGCCTGCGGTGTTGTCGAGGGACAACCAATCGGCAAGCACTATTTGATCAGGGTCTATGATGATCTTGTCACCGATGACAGCGTCAGTACATCGGATCAGATCAACAAGACCACGCACAAGTACCGGATGTCGACCAACCTTGGAACCAAGGATGGATGGGAACGGCTTATCGGTACGCGCTATCACCTGCACGATACCTATTCTGAACTGATCAAAGGTGAATCGGTTCGGACCAGGATACATACCTGCACCAAGGATGGGACCGAGAACTTCGACGAAGGGAACTGCGCATTCCTGCCGCCAGATATCTTGATCGCAAAGCGCAAGACACAAGGCCCATACGTCTTTGGGTCACAAATGTTGATGAACCCGACGGCCGATAATTCACAGGGCTTCAAGCTGGAATGGTTGCGCTACTGGCCAGCCGTTCAGTTCGGGGGGCTCAACCTTTATCTTATCGTCGATCCCGCCTCGGGGAAAAAGGCCAAGGCAAAGGCCGGGGATTATACCGTTATGGCGGTTATCGGTCTTGGTGCGGATCGCAATTACCGGTTGGTCGATGGGATCAGGGCGCGGCTCAATCTGGCGCAACGCTGGCGCGCTCTTTTGATGCTGCACAAGAAATGGAACCCGCTTGGCGTCGGCTACGAAGAATACGGAATGCAGGCCGATATCGAGCATTTCGAAGAGAAGATGGAAGAACTGAATTACAGCTTCGATATCACCCCGCTTGGTGGATCGATCCGCAAAGAAGATCGCATCAAAGGACTGGTCCCGATCTTTGAGCAGGGCCGGTTCCTGCTGCCAAACAACCTGATCTTTACTGATCACGAAGACAAGTCGGTCGATTTCGTCAAAGCCTTTGTCGAGGAAGAATACGAACCGTTCCCGTTGCTGAAGCATGACGACATGTTCGACTGCATCGCAAGGATCGTTGATCCAGCGATGATGGCTGAGTTCCCGAAAGAAACACACCGCCCCAAAGGCGAAACCGTCAAACAAAAACTTCGCGCCCATGCCCGCCAAAGCAACGGCGGCGGCTTCATGACAAGCTAAGGATACACGGATGCTATACGGTCCAATCGTCGCAAAAGCGCTGCCAAAGCAGGATATAACCAAAATCCGCATGATTGCGCAGCGCTTCGACCGTTCGTCTGTTGCGCATCAGAAGTGGGCGATGCCAGCAAAAGAATGCGTCGACTTCTTTGAGGGCCGCCAGTGGACGGCACAACAGATCGCCGAATTGCAAAGTCAGGATCGGCCGCATCTGGTTCTCAATAAGATCGCGCCGCTGATCCGCCTGATCATTGGCTATCACCGCAACAACAAAACCGATAGCGACTTCCTGCCCGGGAATGATGAAGCCAGCTCAGACGAGATCGCTGAAGCTTTGACGATGGTGATGAAAACCGAAGGCGAGGCCTGCGGCATCGAATACGTCAACGGCGAAGTCTTCATGGATGGCATCTTGTGCGGTCGTGGCTTCTGGGAAACAAAACTGGATTTTAGCGAGAACGATTTCGGTAACGCAACCACAGTTGCCGTTGATCCGTTCCGGGTCCGCCTCGATCCGGACGCAACCGATTACGACATCAACAAACACAGCCAGATCACGACGTCATCGTTCAAATCGCTGCAGGAAATCAAAAAGAACTATGGCGCAATGGCAGCAACCCATCTGCAAAACCTTGTCGATGGGACACAGGCATGGTCGCACTATCCCGATTTCGGCATCCATCCTATGGACGAGATTGCCCCAGAAACCGGATTTGCTGAAGACGAAGATTTCGGCGAGCACTCTGATCGCTGGTTCCGTGATTTCTTCCACGGTGAAATGCTTGATCCCTTGGAGAAGCGTATTCGCCTGATCGATCATCAATACTGGGTCGAATATCAGGGTGATGTTTTCGTCGATCTCGAAACCGGGGATCGCAAACCGGTACCCGATCTTAATGATATCCGTCTGATGACCAAGAACCCGACCGCAACGGAACGGGATCGTCAGAACTGGATCAACAAGATGTTGCTCTGGTGTGAAGCCAACGGCAATGAAGTCAGTGTCGAACGGCGCCTTATCCGTCGGGTCCGCTGGTGCGTACTTGCCGGGGATGTTCTTGTCAGTGACTCATGGTCGCCATATGACCGGTTCACATTGCAAGGTTACTTCCCGTACTTCCGTCGCGGCAAAACAGCCGGGGCCGTGCATGACCTGATTGACCCGCAGCGCGAGATCAACAAGCGCCGTAATGCCCGGATCGAAGCTATTGCCAAAACAGCTAATGGCGGTTTCAGCTACGAAGAAGGCAGTCTGGACGCTGAGAACGAAGACAAGCTACATCAGTTCGGTTCTGCGCCGGGTGTCATCATCAAGCACGGCAAAGGCAAACCAGCACCGAAACGTATGGACGCTGCCCCAGAACCGCAGGCGATGAAGTCGCTCGAGGAAAGCGCTGACGCCGATCTAACCGATATCGCCGGGATCAATGAAAGTGCGCTTGGCAGCCTTGACCGTGTGCAGTCCGGCGCTGCGATTGAAGCCCGCCAACGTCAGGCCGTTATCGGCCTGCAGATGTACAACGACAACTTCCGGCGTTCCAAGGAGCTGCTGGCCGGGATGTTCCTTTACATCTTCCAGAACCATTACACCGAACAGCGCATGTTCAGGATCATGGGTGAAGACGGCAAGATGGTGAAGAAGCTGATCAATATCGGTGCCTTCGATGCCAGTGGCAGCTTTATCAAGCGCGCAAAGCTTGATGTCACCAAAGGTCGTTACACCATTCGCATCTCTGAACGACCGATGGCGGCCAGCTTCGAAAGTGCGCAACTCGACGAGTTCATGCAAATCGTTGAAAAACTGGCACCGATCCTTGGTCCAAACATCGCTCTGCTTGCTGACATCATGGTGGATATGTCAACGATTTCTCGGAAAGACGAGATTAAGGAGCGTGTCCAAAAGATTGTAGCCGCGCAGGCTGGCCCCGGCTTCCTCAATCCAGAAGGCGCGCCGCAACAGGGTGCCTTGCCTGCACCAGGCGCACAGGCACCACAACAGACCCAACCCCAACCAATCGCCGCACAGTAGGGATCGGATATGTCACATAAGGTCGATGACAAAGCTGTCTTCACCCTGAACCTTCAGGGCTATTTCAACGGAGAGGCCGAGGGCTCCCCTTGGTATGCCTTTGGTGAGACGAATGAAGACCGCACCATCATCAAACGTTCAGAAGGTGCTAACCTGCCACGTCAGGAACAGGTCACATTTGCATCTGAGCTGGTTCATTTCCTCAACAAGTATCTGGCCCTTGATGGGGCATGGTGGATTTTGTTGCGCGAAATGGATACCGAACGTGATGAACATCTCAATATCCTTGTCGCCTATCGCAGTTTCGTGATGATCCATATCGATAGCGATGGGGATGCCCAGTTCGCGGTTGAAAGCGATGATCAGCACTGGGTCACATGGCTTCTCAAAGGTCGACAATACTGGGGCGAAGCCGCGCACCGGGCTTGGGAAGAAGCAGGCAAGTTTAAGAATGATGTCGATGCCAAAGGAGCGCCACAGATCAAGGCCGCCCTTGGTGAGCGTAGCAAGGGGCCGATGATCCCGCTGGCCTGACATCCAAACACAGAGTTTTACGGATAAGCCGTGTTCCATCAGGGACGCGGCTTTTTCTTTACCCGTCGCCGGGGTTAACGGGCGTTTTCCGGCTTTGTCTGAGCCGATAGCAATCATCATTGCAAGACAGCCCGTCGCCGGGGTGATCCGGGCGTTTCCGCAACTGTAACCTGCGAGAGTGGTACAAAATGGCTGATGCAAACAAAACCCTTGATGACCTGACCGACGACGAATTTGCTGAACTCGAAGCTGCCGGACGTATCTCTGAAGACGGGGATATCCTGCCGGCCGATGGCGAGGACGCTGGTTCCGAAGACGATCAGGATATCGATGGTTCTGACGAGGGTGAAAAGGGCGACATCGACGCCAAATCCGAAGACGATGCCGAAGGTGATGATAAAGCGAAAGCTGACCCTGATCCTGCCCCGGCAAAGACTGAAGACAAGGCGGATGGTATCGACGGTGGCGACACCGATCAGGACAAGGAAGACGTTGATGGTGAGCAACAGCACCAGATACCGAAAGCCCGACTTGATCAGGAAGCTGAACGTCGGCGCAAGGCAGAAGAAGCACTTGATCTGGCACAACGGAAGCTGGCCTTCATGGAAGGTCGGGAATCTGTTCGATCCAGTGACGGCAAATCAGAAGCCGATGCAGCCCAGAAGAAAGATCAGAAATCAGTTCAGCAGCTTGAATCCGAGATCGATGAGGTCTGGGAACAAGCAGAGTCCGGCGACCTTACACTGTCTCAGGCCCGTAAGCTTGAGCGTGAAAAGCAAACCGAAATCGATGGGCTGAAGCAGTCATCGGAAAAGCAGAAAGCACCAGACCCCAATATCGATGAAGTTCATGATTTTATCGAGGATCAGGCCACACAGCATGCAAACGCTGTGCTGTCGGCACATCCGTACCTTGGGATCATGAGTGAGTCTGATCAGTCAATCCTTCGCGTGAAGGTTGATGAAAAGATCAAAAGCGAAGGTATCGCTTTGCCCAAAGGCAAGATTGCGCGGACGAACCGCATTCTCGACCTGATGGGACAGCTTTCTGACACCCTGGGTCCAGCCCTTACCGGCAAGACCCTTGCTCCGAAAACCGCACCTGATCCCGAATTAACACCCGAGCAGATAAAGCAGGCAGCCGCGGCAAAGGCTGATGAGCGTCGTAAGAAAATGGACGTCGCTTCGAGGCAACCGCCGAACTCAAACGCGACCGGTGCTGCAGAAGGCGGGGTTGGCGAGTACACCGATGATCAGATTGCCAATATGTCTGAAACGGAACTCGAAGCACTTCCCCCGGCAGTACTGGAACGCATGGCAAACAGTTAAATCAGGATCAAAAGCAATGTCTGTTACTGATTTCGGTGCCCTGACCTCTACGCAAAAGACGGTTTGGGCGATGAAGACCTGGCAGCAGGGCCGTGACCAGTCCTTCTGGTTCCAGACCAAACTTATCGGCGAAAATGACAACTCGCCGGTTCAGCGTATTACCGAATTGACCCCAACCGATAGCGGCGACAAATGCATCATGCAGCTTGTTGCCGATCTGATCGGTGATGGTGTCGTCGGTGATAACGATCTCGAAGGCAAGGAAGAAAGCCTTGTCAACGATGACTTCGAACTGATGATCGATCAGTTGCGGAATGCCGCCAAATCCAAAGGCCGCATGGCGCAGCAGCGTGTCGTCGTCAAATTCCGCGAACAGGCAAAAGGCAAACTTGCTTTCTGGCTTGGCGACAAAATGGACGAGCTTGCGTTCCTGACCATTGCGGGCCGCAGCTTTACCCTTAAAACCGATGGTTCCGCCCGTTCGAACTCGCAGCTGTCTCAGCTTCAGTTCGCTGCTCAGGTAACGGCGCCATCCACCAATCGCATCATGTATGCCGGTGGTGTTGCCGGTGTCGGTTCGCTTACCGCAACTGACACGATGTCATGGGATCCCTCCCC